TTTTATGAGTTGTATCAGTATGCAGGTACGGGTAAAGACCCACAGTGGGTTAATTTTCATTACACTTCTTATGATAACCCTTTAATACCTGCTTCTGAGATAGACAATGCTAAACAGAGCATGTCTAGCTTTGCTTTTCGGCAAGAGTTTATGTCTAGCTTTGAAGCTGCCAGTAGAGATATTTTTAAAGAGGAGTGGATTAATGTTGACAGTGAAGAGCCTAGTAGTGGTCGGTATTTTATTGCAGTCGATTTGGCAGGTTTTATTAACGTTGATGCAACTTCGGGTAGTAAAAATAAAAAGCTAGATGAGACAGCTATTGCTGTTGCTAAAGTAAATGAAGATGGATGGTGGGTAGCTGACATTATACATGGTAGATGGGACATTAAAGAAACCTGTTCTCAAATTATGCGGGCAGTAATGAAATATGAGCCAACTGCTGTAGGTATTGAGAAGGGTGCATTGAAGAACGCAGCCCTTCCTTATTTAACTGATTTAATGCGAGCTAACAACCATTACTTTAGGATTGATGATGTAACACACGGAAATCAGAAGAAGACTGACCGAATAGTATGGTCACTTCAAGGTAGGTTTGAGCATGGTAAGGTAACACTAAATGAAGGAACTTGGAACAACGAGTTCATAGACCAATTAGTCAACTTCCCTAATGCTCAGTTGCACGATGACTTGATTGATGCACTATCGTATATTGACCAAGTACAAGTAGTTGAGTATTTTCAAGACTACGAAGAAGAAGAATTTGAACCTATGGATGCTTATGCTGGTTATTAATAAGGGAATAAAATGGACAATAAATTAGTTAATTGGGTTACTGGGTATTTAGATGAATGGCGAGATAACCGCGATAATAACTATTTATCTGACTGGAAAGAATATGAACGCCTTTGGCGAGGTGAGTGGGCTTCAGAAGACCGCCAGCGAGATAGTGAACGTAGCCGTATTACTTCCCCTGCGCTTCAACAAGCTATTGAGAACCACACTGCCGAGATTGAGTCTGCTGTATATGGACAAGGTGAGCATTTGTTTGACATTGAAGACAATATGCAAGATGAAGACCATAGTGATGTAGAATACATACAAAACTACATGAAAGAGAAGTTTAAGAAGAATAAAATTCGTAAAGCGGTAGGTGATGTTACTTTACTAGCCTCTATCTATGGCACTGGTATTGGTGAAGTGGTTGTTAAGAAGACTAAAACACTACGCCCAGCTACACAAGAGCAACCTGAGCAAGGCACTGTGGCAATTGGTACTGAAGAAGTAGAAGGTATTTCAGTTACACTTCTCCCTATTAGCCCTCAGAACTTCCTTATTGACCCTACAGCCACTACAGTGGAAGATGCACTAGGTGTTGCAGTGGAGCAGTTTGTATCATCTCATGTAATTGCACAACGTATGCAAGAAGGCATCTATAAAGATGTTAAAATTGATGGTAGCACTACAATGGAAGACGACTTGGAGGCTTCTTGGATTGATGAGGCGTTTAACCAAGATAAAGTACACCTAATTCGCTACTTCGGCTTAGTGCCTCAGAGCTTGTTAGACTCTGAAGGAGAAGAAGAGGTAGTTGACCTCCTAGATGAGGCTGTAAACTCTGATAATGAACTGACAAAAGAATTTGGTAACTTGGTAGAGGCTATCATTGTTATTGGTAACGGTGTTCTGCTTAAAGCAGAGGCTAACCCTTACATGATGAAAGACCGTCCTATCATCGCTTACCAAGATGACTCTGTACCTAACAGATTCTGGGGTCGTGGTGTAGCTGAGAAGGGCTACAACATGCAAAAAGCCATTGATGCACAGCTACGTAGCCACATGGACAGTTTAGCCCTTACAACCGTCCCTATGATGGCTATGGATGCTACTCGTTTACCTCGTGGTAGTAAGTTTGAAGTACGCCCAGGCAAATCAATCTTAACTAACGGTAATCCAGCAGAAATCTTAATGCCATTTAGCTTTGGTCAAACCTCTCCTCAGAATATTGAGACGGCAGGTAAGTTTGAAGCTATGCTACTACAGGCTACTGGTACTATTGATAGCGCGGGTATGCAGTCTAACCCAGCAGGTGCAGGTGAGATGTCAGTTACTCTTGCTTCTATTATTAAGAAAAACAAACGTACTCTAGTAAACTTCCAAGATTCTTTCCTAATTCCATTCATTGAGAAAGCTGCGTGGCGTTATATGCAGTTTGACCCAGAGAATATGCCTGTAAAAGACTATAACTTCATTCCTGTAAGTAGTCTAGGTATGTTGGCAAAAGAAGTGGAGCAGCTACAAGTGATTAACCTACTTAAAACACTAGGTCCTAATTCACCTATGACACCTATCCTAATGGAAGCTGTCATTACTAATAGCTCATTACCTAATAGACAAGCTATGATTAAACAGATTCAGCAAGCAATGACTCCTAATCCTGAGAAGGAACAAAAAGATGCTCAAATGGCAGAGGCGCATATGCAACTTGAAATGCAAACTGTTGAAGCGCAGATTGCTGAAATCACAAGTAAAGCACAGAAACAACAAGCAGAAGCTCAGAAAACTCAAGTAGAAACTCAACTTCTACCAGAGGAAGCTAAGACACGTCAGATTGCAGCTTTGTCTACTAACCTTTCCGTAGGTGATGCAGATGATAAAGAGTTTGCTCGTAGAGCTAAGGTAGCAGAGCTATCCCTCAAAGAAAAAGACATTAGCTTAAAAGAACTAGACATTAGACAGAAGACAGAGATAGTTAAGATGCAAATGGCTGGGAAAGAAGCTGAAGATAAATCATTTAAAGACACTCTAAATGGATAAGCTATTAGCATCAGCCACTGAGGTAAAAGGGAGTTAATGGTAAAGATGGTGTAAGCATTGTGGATGGAGGTGTTGACTTTAACTAAATAGTAAGAGAATAATCTCTTGACAAATTATTAAAACTATGTTATACTATTTGTATAGTACCACACTTAGAGAAGGAAGTCAAGTTGGAAATTACTTTACAGAAATACTATGAAGATAGATTTGATATGATGGGTACTCCAGGGTGGCAAGATTTTATAGAAGATGTTCAGGCGTTATTTACTACTTATAATGGTATTAACAGTATAGAAACATTTGAGGAGTTTCAGAAAAGAAAGGGTCAGGTAGATATTCTACAGTGGCTTCTTTCTTTGAAAGATGTCTCTGAACAGTCTTACGAGGAACTCTTAATTGAAGATAATAATTGATTTTAAATGTCGTGATTGCGACAAAGTAACAGAAGAATATACAGATAATAAAAATACTTCCCTATGTGAATGTGGTTCGGTGACTGACAAAATGTTATCAGCTCCAGCCTTTCACTTAGAGGGTTACTCAGGAAGTTTCCCCAGTGCTGCGATGCAGTGGGATAAGAAGCATAAAACATCGCAAACAAAGTGATTGGGTCTGCCTAGACCTAGTTTCTTTCCTACAATGCTAACGCACAGGAGTTAATATGGCAACATTTATAGATGAAGTTGAAGATGAAGGTCTTGCAGATTCGCTTGACGACATGGACAAGGTAGAAGATACCGAAGAAGAGCCAAAAGTTGAAGCTGTAGAACTACCAGAGAAATACCGTAATAAGACAGTGGCAGAAGTTATCTCAATGCACCAAGAGGCTGAAAAGCTAATTGGAAAACAAGGGGGTGAGGTTGGTGATTTACGGAAGGTAGTTGATGACTTTATTAAAACACAATCATCAAAAGATGTAAAGGCAGTAGAGACAGTAGAAGAAGATGACGATAACTTTTTTACAGACCCTAAAAACACTGTAAATAAAGCAATTGATAGTCATCCAGCTATCCAAGAAGCTAGACAAAATGCACTACAGAGCAAACGGGAACAAGTTGTCCAGAAGTTAAAGACAGAATTCCCTAACTACGTAGAGACTGCACAAAGTGAAGCTTTTACTAAATGGGTTAGTTCTAGTAAGATTAGAACAGAGCTTGCTACACGCGCGGAAGTTAATTTTGACTATGACAGCGCAAAGGAACTCTTATCAGGTTGGAATGAACGTCAAGAAGTTGTAAAAACAGTGTCTGATACATCTAAGCTAGACCGAGACTTGCAGTTGAAAGCGGCTAACGTAGGTAATACTGGCACTCAAGAGTCTGTCTCTAAAAAGAAATACCGCAGAAGCGATATTATCAAACTGATGCAAACAGACCCAGACAGATACGAATCTCTACAAGATGAGATTATGCTAGCGTATCAAGAGGGACGAGTAAAATAACATTATAGAAAAGGAATTATCATGGCTTTAGGAAGTAATCATGTTACCGTAACCACCGCAGCAACGTTCATCCCAGAAATTTGGAGTGACGAGATTGTAGCGGCTTACAAAAAAAGTTTAGTTGCGGCTAATCTATTTAAGAAAATGTCTTTCGCTGGTAAAAAAGGCGATACAGTTCATGTACCAAAACCAACGCGTGGTGTTGCTAGTGTAAAAGCTGCTAACACTGTTGTTGCTCTTCAAGCAGCTACTGAAGGTGATGTAGCTATCTTAATTAACAAGCATTATGAGTATTCACGTTTGATTGAGGATATTGTTGAAACACAAGCTCTTTCTTCATTACGTAAATTCTACACTGAAGATGCTGGCTATGCTCTAGGTAAACAAGTTGATACTGACTTGATTCAATTAGGTCGTGGTTTTAATGGTGGTGATGGTACTGCTGATTATGACAAAGCGTACTCTGGTGCAGATGGTACTACTGCGTATGTTGATGGTGCTTCAGGTTCAGGTGCTTTAACTGATGCTGCAGTTCGCCGTACAATCCAACGTCTTGATGACGCTGATGTACCGATGGAAGGTCGCTTTATTGTTGTACCACCTTCAGCTCGCAACACATTAATGGGTATTGCTCGTTATACAGAGCAAGCATTTGTTGGTGAAGTTGGTAGTGGTAATACTATCCGTAATGGTGAGATTGGCAACTTATACGGCATCCCTGTATTTGTTTCTTCTAATGCTGATACACCTACAACTACTACATCACGTATTGTCCTTATGGGTCATAAAGATGCTGCAGTTCTAGCAGAGCAACAAAGCGTTCGTTCACAAACACAGTATAAACAAGAATACTTAGGTACTCTATATACTGCTGATACACTTTACGGTGTAAAAGAGATGCGTGACGATGCTGCTTATGCACTAGCAGTTCCAGCGTAACAACTTTAGCCCTTCTTCGGAGGGGCTATTTTTATGTAGATTGTTTCAGTTTACATAAGAATATTAAAGGAGAATAAGATGAAATTCAAATGCAAATTAACAGGTAATGTTGTAGAGTTTACAAGTCATGTAGATATTGTTACTACTCAAGCACACCCTGACTACGAAGAGTATGTTGAAGTAGTGGAAGAAACTCCTAAGAAAGTAGTAGCTAAAAAATATAGCAAAGGATAGTCATGGGAATTTATCGTGGTGCGGGTGGTGCGGGTATTGCTGGAGACCCTAATCAGATTGATGGGGACAAGGGTGATATAGTTGTCTCTAGTGGTGGACTATCATGGGTAGTTAAAGATGGTGTAATACAAACTGCTAATCTAGGAGGAGACATTACCTCTGCTGGTAAAGCATTGTTAGATGATGCTGATGCCTCTGCACAACGAACAACACTAGGATTAGGCACTGTTGCCACAACTCCTATTACAGATTATGCCACTGCTGCTCAGGGTACAGTGGCTGATGCTGCTCTGCCAACAACTGGTGGGACAATGACAGGGGCAATTACTACTTCCTCTACATTTGATGGGAGGGATGTTGCTACAGATGGTACTAAGTTAGATGGTGTTGAAGCCCTAGCCGATGTAACAGATGCAACAAACGTAACTGCTGCTGGTGCTTTAATGGATAGTGAGCTAGCTGATGTTGCTGCAGTAAAAGCTACCACAGGTACATTCTTAGTAGCAGACCAAACTAAGTTAGATAACATAGAAGCTTTGGCAGATGTGACAGATACTACAAACGTCACTTCTTCAGGGGCTTTAATGGATAGTGAGGTTACTAATCTTGCTCAAGTAAAAGCATTTGACACTACAGATTATGTAGCTAAAACATCTGCTACAGGAAGTGCTGTAATGCCTTCTGGAACAACAGGAGAAAGGAATGGCTCTCCTAGTGCTGGTAACCTTCGCTTTAACTCTACTGATACCTCTTTTGAAGGATATGATGGTTCTGCTTGGGGAGCGATTGGTGGTGGAGGTGGTGGTCCTAGTCTAGGTACTGATAGCATTATTAGAACAAACGCACAAACTATTAATGAAGATATAACCATACCGTCAAATACAAATGGGATGTCAATTGGTGATATTACAATTGCCGATACTTATACCGTGACGGTT